GCACGTGGAAAGCAGATGAAAAGCACGTGGATATCACTTGGACACATAATAAGACTATTAAGACAGTAAAGACAGATAAGACTATAAAGACCAAAGGGGCGGATTTGGATAAGGTCTATTCTGATAACGAAAATGTCAATAAACACTTCATCGAATTTCTTAAACATCGAATCGAAATAAAGAAACCCGCTACACAACGAGCAGCAGATTTACTGGTCAGTGAAATGCGAAAACTTTACAAGACACCCGATGAAGCGATGCAAGGAATCAACCAATCAATTATGAAAGGATGGACTGGACTGTTTCCAATCGGATCACAAAACCATAAACAATCCCAACCTCAACCTACTCAATTCAACCGATCATCAGCGAACCATTACGTATGATAACATCACAAGAACTCGAAGAAAAAATCATTGCGATTCTATTATCTTCAAACGATCACAAAGACGAAATAATCGTTCAACTCAAATACGAATACTTTACAGTCGATAGGTACAAGAAAGCATTTGAAGTAATCAAACGGCTGCATAAGAAACAGCAGCCCATCGACATCGCTTTCTTAAACCAAGAAAATAAACTTGCCAAACTTCTTGAAACGTCCGACATCATCACTATTACTCGGTCACTGGATAAGGTCGTTTCCGCTTTTTTCGAACCACACGAAGCGATCATTGCAGAACTTAGAAACATCTATCTCAAGTCGCAAATTCATCAAATCATTACAGAAGAATCAATCGGACTTTACGATAGGCACGATGCCACTATAACCGCTTCGGAAATGGTCAAACGGCTCAACGAACTTATGGACACGGGTATGAGTGTATCGAACATCATTACAACAGCCGACCTTGTCAAAGACGAACGGGAAGCATATTTTAGACGGCAAGAACTGAATCGACTTGGTAAGACAAGCGGGGTTGATACGGGACTTAAAGCACTCAACAGATTTACTGGCGGTTGGCAGCCTGAGTTTATAATCTTAGCAGGTCGACCTTCGATGGGTAAAACAGCCCTTGCACTATTTCACGGAATACAATCGAAAGAAGCGGGGATATATTTCAATCTCGAAATGAACCCGTCCCAACTTTGTCAACGGCTTATCCTTCAAAACGCAACGGGCAGCATAGATTCGAAAAGGTTACGGGACGGCAATCTTAATCAGCCCGAACTTCATGTATTTGAATCGACCATCGGACACGTTGAGAAGATGCCGTTTACCATTTACGACAAGCCCCGATGTGGCGTTCACGAAGCCATCAGGGTTATTAGGCAACAAGTCAGGAAAGGGCAATGCAAATGGGTTATTATTGACTACTTACAGTTGATGACGCTCGAAGGGTTTAGAGGCGGTAACCGTGAAGCAGAAGTAGCGGAAATCAGTCGAACGCTTAAAGCCGCTCAGAAAGAACTGCAAATCCCAATCATTGCACTATGCCAACTTAACCGACAAGTGGAGCAACGAGCAGATAAGAAACCGATGCTTTCTGACCTTCGTGAATCGGGATCACTTGAACAAGATGCCGACACTGTTTGCTTTGTTTGGCGTCCATCGTACTACAACCTATCCAACGATGAAGGGAAGCCATACACAAACGAAACATTTTATCTATTTGAAAAGCATCGACAAGGATCAACTGGGACGGTAGAGTTTAGAAACAATGAAACCGTAACGACATTTTACGATGCGAACCAAGAACCGATGACATCGATATTGCCAGTACAAATTGAATCAACTTCACTAAACCATATCAGAAACAAAAATGAAGATTTACCATTCTAAAGAGTTTGTCAATGTCAATCTGAATAAGGCGAAATTTATTCTTGAACTTCAAGCCCTAACCGATGCAGAACTCGCCCATCACTTTCCGAAACTCGCCGCTAAACTTGATCGGGACGGGATTATTAAAGCGGTGGTGTTTGGGGTTGAAAAATAAATTTTCGCATCAGTGTTTTTCGTGTTGTTTATTTGTGTACGTTTGTTGAAAGATAAAGCGATATGACAACAGAAGAACTAATACAGCAAGAAAAAGAGTTGATAGAATATCTTTCAGCTAACAGGCAAAAGCAAAGAGAATTGAATCAAATTGCTTTTATGGATAAGCATAAAGTTTACATTGGAGATTGTGTAGAGTTTATGGACGGCAAGTTCAAAAAAACTGGCATGATTTCAAGCCTAGAGTTTATTGGCGTTAATCCAAGTTATTACATATGCACTTTGTTTAATACTGATGGAAAGTTAGGTAAGCGTGAAGCAAGAATTTGGCATTCTTCAATGAATACTTTAAAAGTAATTAATTATCAAAACCAATAAGACTATGGCACGAAACAAGAAATACATTGAAGCAACTAAGCACCTGACTAAGCGAGTACCTGCAAGTCAGTTACAGAAGTGCCACGAAATAATTGACGAGTACCTAACCCCATTTGAAGCACCTAAAGATGAATCAATCGAACAACCCCAAAATAAAACTGAAAGAACTGACAAAGCCTAATTGGTTAAAAGTTGAAAATGCAGAACAGATAAAGGCAATGCGAGATTTCTGCATTAAATCAAATCAACTTATTTGGACTGAGTATTTAGAAAGAGATTGTAACGGATTGATTTATCCCGTTTTTTTTCAATACAAAAACGATCATATTGGCGAAAGGTTCTTAGTAACGAATTGGGATAAGAAATACATCACACACGACCAAGTTATTTACGAATTTAATCAACTTGAAACTAACCCGTAACACCCCGACCAATGAGCAACGATAAGCACACACCGACACCGTGGACAGACGAAAAGTTTAGACCAATTCCAGCAGGAGATGATCGAGTTTTATTAGGAGCGTTTAACATGCCTTCAAAAATACCATTAAGGGTTTTATCAGAGGCAAATTATCAACACGCTGCAAAATGCGTGAATGAGTATGACGGACTGATCGAAACCATCGCCACCCTCCGAGCCGAGAAAGCGGAACTGATCGAGGCGTTGAGAAAAATTCAGGAGTGGACGGATAAAGGCAGCGATACATTAGCAAGAATCAGAATGTCATCAATCGCATCACAAACCCTTGCTAAAATCGAATCGAAATGAACAGAGAAATTAAATTCAGAGGCGTTTGCGCCATTTCAAAAGAGATTGTTTACGGTGATTTAATTCACGGTGTTGGATCTAAGAGTAACAATATTTATATCTTACCTAACAGAATAAACTTAGCAGGTGTTAAGCACTGCGATCCATTAGATGGAGTTAAGGTATTGCTTGAATCAGTAGGTCAATATACTGGACTTAAAGACAAGGACGGTAAAGAGATTTATGAGGGGGATATATGTAAAAAAGAAAGACATAGAATAAATTACGAAATAGTTTTTTTCAAAAATGCTTGGGCAATTAAAAGCGAAACAGATAACGCTATTTGGCATCAAGAATTTTGTAACGGAGCAAATAGCAATAAACTGACAGTCATCGGAAACATTCACCAAAACCCCGAACTACTACAATGACCACCCAAACCAACCTTGACCTGACCGACAAGCAGCCGACCGCGTTGATGCGACTGGAAAGGATCGTGAGAGATTTAAGGCAGTCCGATCCGAAAGCATTTGGTGAGGGATTTAACACGGCACTCGGAGCAGTATTGGCTGAAATCGAACTAATGAAACCCTCCGAACTTGCCGACCTTATTAAGTCATTCTGCGAGGGCGGGATCGAAACCGAATCCGCTGAAACGTGGAGTAAGAAATGGAAACAATCAGACCAACCCTAAACACAACTAACAATGACCGAAACGATTGAACCAATTAATCATTACCTTTGTAACGTGAAGATGCCGAAAGACGTAACACTAATTGAGATCATCGTATTTGTCGTATTGTTTGCGGCTCTTTGCGGTGCGATAAATTTAATCGTGAATTGATATGGCAGGTTACACACCGATTTGGAAAACATTAGGAAAGCCTCGTAAGTTCGCTACTTCACAACAACTATGGGAGGCGGCACTTGAATACTTTAAGAACACTGACGAAAGGATTTGGACTGAAAAAGATTGGGTTGGTAAGGATGCAATCGAAGTAGAACGGGAAAAAAGAACACCTTACACAATCGCTGGATTTTGCGTATTTATCGGTGCTTCACGTCATTGGTGGAATGAGTTTAGGAAAGTCGCAGAACAAGATTATTTGGAAGTCTTTGCACGTATAGAGGACGTTATGTTTGCTCAAAAGTTCGAAGGTGCTTCAGTTGGTGCGTTCAATGCTACTATCATCGCCCGTGACTTAGGACTT